AAAGGGTCATTTGTCAAAATTAAACATTAAAGTTCTTTTATTGAAACATGATGAACACAAATTTGATGAATATGAAGATGAAATTCAATATCTAATTACTCATGAAAAAAGAAATAAATTTATCAAAAATCTTGTTTTAGATTTAAAAGGAAATAGTTTAGTTCTTTTTAATCGTGTTGAAAGTCATGGTCAACCACTTTATGAATTGATAAATAATTCAGCATCAAATGAAAGAAAAATATTTTTTGTTCATGGTGGAGTGGATACTGAACAAAGAGAAAAAGTAAGAGAAATTACTGAAAAAGAAAATAATGCGATTATTGTTGCATCATATGGTACATTCTCTACTGGGATTAACATTAAAAATCTTCATAATGTCATTTTTGCTTCCCCATCTAAATCAAAAATAAGAAATTTACAAAGTATTGGTAGAGTTCTCCGAAAGGGGGAAAATAAAACACAAGCAGTTCTTTATGATATTGCTGATGACACTACTTACAAATCAAGAAAAAATTATACACTTAATCATTTGATTGAAAGAATTAAAATTTATAACGAAGAACATTTTAATTATGAAATTATTCAAATTAACTTTAAGGAAAAAGAATAATGGAAGAAGAATTTTATGCAACTATAAAATTAGTATCTGGTGAAGAAATATTCTCAAAGGTTTGCCCTTGCACAGAAGAAAATAGAATTATTTTAATTCTTGACAATCCAGTTGTGATAGAAACTATTACAATGCGTCATACAGGAATGAAAGCTCTTAAAGTAGACCCTTGGATGAAATATACAGAAGATGAAATGTTCATAGTAAATATGGATAAAGTTATTACAATGACCGAAGTGAACGATAAAATATTTATTAAAATCTATCAAAAGTATCTTAAAGATAAAGATAAAAAATCTGGTAGATCTGAAATAAGTCCAAATATGGGTTATGTTTCTTCTGTTGCTGATGCCAGAATATCCTTAGAAAAACTCTATAAGTCTAATAGCTAAACCCCATCCTTCAACCCTAACAGAGTGATTCTAACCATGTTTAGGAAAGTTGTCAACTATTTGATTGTTGTGATATAATAAGAACAAATCTAAGTTTAAAAATGAATAAATCAAATAAGAATCCACATTACGTAAATAACAAAGATTTTCACGATGCTTTGATTGTTTATAGAAGGAAAGTGGATATAGCAAAAGAAAAGAACTTACCAAAACCAAGAATTCCCGAATATATTGGTGAATGTTTTTTTAAGATTGCAACTCATTTATCATATCGTCCAAACTTTGTAAACTATATGTTTCGTGAAGATATGATTTCTGATGGTATTGAAAATTGTGTTCAATATATTCATAACTTTGATGTAGAACGTTCAAATCCATTTGCTTATTTTACGCAGATTGTATATTATGCTTTTCTTCGTAGAATTCAAAGAGAAAAAAGGCAAATGGAAATAAAAGAAAAAATTATTGAACGTAGTGGATTTGAAGAAGTATTTACTTCTGATGAAATTGGATTCAATTCAGACTATAATACGATTAAGGACAATATTCAAATTAAAATGAGCCAATGAAACTCGGACTTCTTACAGATACACATTATAATTTTAAAAAAGCAAATAAGTCTTTTCACGATTATTTTGCTAAATTTTATAATGATGTATTTTTTCCTAAATTGGAAGAAAGAAATATCAAGACAGTAGTTCATTTGGGTGATGCTTTTGATAATCGTAAAGGAATTGATTATTGGGCACTTGAATGGGCAAAGACTAACGTATATGATAGGTTCCAAAAACTTGGAATAAAGGTTTATAATATTGTAGGAAATCATGATGCATATTATAAAAATTCAAATGAAGTAAATGCTATTGATTCATTATTGCAGCAATATGATAATGTAATACCAATATCCAGTCCAAAAGAATTTTGTATTGATAGTTTGAATACATTAATGCTTCCTTGGATATGTTCTGATAATGAAGAAGAAGTATATAATCTAATTAAAGAAACGAATGCAAAAGTAGTTTTTGGACATCTTGAATTATCTGGTTTTGCTGCTTATCCTGGTCATCTTCAAACAGAAGGATTAGAACCAGAAAAATTTAATAAGTTTGATAGAGTATTTACGGGTCATTATCATACCAAATCAGATAATGGTAAGATATTTTATCTTGGAAATACTTATCAAATGTTCTGGAATGATGTGGATGATACGAGAGGATTTCATATCTTTGATACAGATACATATGAATTGGAATATTTTAAAAATCCATACAATATGTTTGAAAGAATATATTATGAAGATACGGATTATAAGAAGTTTGATACTTCATACTTAGAAGAAAAGATTGTAAAAGTTGTAGTTCGACAAAAAACAAATCAATTAAAATTTGATAAATTTGTCGATAAAATCTTGAAAGCAAATCCATTAGATTTAAAGGTAGTAGAGATTGTTGATATTAACGATGGAAATGTTGATTGTGAAGAAATTTCTGCCGAAGATACATTATCAATTTTGGATAAATATGTAGAAGAGTCAGAATTTGATTTAGATAAAACTATGATTAAAAAACTACTCAGGGATGTCTATAAAGAAGCTTTGGAAGTGGAATGATGCATTTACTTGCAATTAAAGGAAAAGAAGATGAAGGAGCATATTCAGTAGTCGATGATGACGGAGAAAAGACCTTATATCTTTTTGAAGACAAAGATGATGCAGATAGATATATTGGTCTTTTGGAAGCAGATGATTATCCAATGATGACCACAGTGGAAGTAGATGATGAAGTAGCAGTCAAAACTTGCGAAATGTATGGATATAATTATGTTATAATTACCCCAAATGAATTTGTAATACCCCCTAGATCATATGATACTGTTCAAAAAAATAAGATTTCGTAATTTTTTATCATCAGGGAATACTCCAACAGAAATCAATTTCACAGAAGCAACAACAAATTTAATCATTGGACATAATGGTTCGGGCAAAAGCACTATGCTTGATGCTTTGTGCTTTGGATTATTCAATAAAGCATTTAGAAAAATCAATAAAGCACAGTTAGTCAATTCTACTAATGAAAAAGATTGTTTGGTAGAAGTTGAATTTAGTATTGGAAATAAAGATTATAAAATTGTAAGAGGAATTAAACCAAATATTTTTGAAATTTGGATTAATGGTATATTGCAAAATCAAGCAGCAGCAACAGTAGACCAACAGAAGCAGTTAGAAGATACAATATTAAAACTTAATTATAAATCATTTACACAGATTGTAATACTTGGGAGTGCCTCTTTTGTTCCTTTTATGCAACTCTCCACTGCTCATCGTCGTGAAGTTGTAGAAGATTTGTTGGATATTAAAATATTTTCTCTGATGAATTCAATTCTTAAAGAAAAGATAAGAAGTTCTAATGAAAAGATTAAAGAATTTACTTTATTTGAAAAATCAATTAAAGAAAAGATTTTGATGCAACAAGAGTTTATTGAAGAATTAGAGAATCGTGGAAATGATAAGATTGATAATAATAATCAAAAAATTTCTGATTTAGATATTGAAATTAATGATCTTATGGAACATAACTCTTCTCTTGAAAATCCACTTCGTAAATATATTCAAGAACAAGATAAAATAACAGGATCAACAGAAAAACTTCGCAAACTTGGAAACTTGAAAGGTAAAATTAGTCAGAAAATATCTACAATTACCGAAGAGCATAAATTCTTTAATGAAAATATGATATGTCCTACTTGTACTCAATCTATTGATGAAGAATTTAGAATAAACAAACTTAAAGATTCACAAGATAAAGCAAAAGAGATGCAAACTGGATATGAAGAATTAGAAGAAGCAATTAAAGAAGAAGAGGAGAGAGAACGTCAATTTAATATTCTTACAAAAGAAATTTCAAAACTTACAAATGGAATTTCTCAGAATAATATTAAAATTAATGCTACCAGAAGGCAGATAAAAGATTTAGAAAAAGAAATTCAAACTATTACGGAACAACTTAAAAATAAAAATAAAGAACACAAAAAATTAGAAGAATTAAAAAAAGAACAAACTGATAACTTTAAAAAGAAATCAAAATACAAAGAAACTATTGCTTATTTTGATTTTGCTCAACTTCTAATGAAAGATGGTGGAGTGAAGACAAAGATCATCGAAAAGTATCTTCCATTGATGAATCAACAGATCAATAAGTATTTGCAAATGATGGATTTTTATATTAACTTTACTCTTGATGAAGAATTTAAAGAAATTATCAAATCACCAATTCACGAGGACTTTACATATGAAAGTTTTAGTGAGGGTGAAAAAATGAGAATTAATCTTGCAATTCTTTTTACTTGGAGAGAAATTGCAAGAATGAAAAATTCAATCAATACAAATCTTCTAATTTTAGATGAAGTATTTGATAGTTCTTTGGACAATATGGGAACGGATTATTTTACTAAAATTATCAAGTATGTGATAAAAGATGCTAATGTATTTGTAATTTCACATAAGACAGATGAATTGATTGATAAATTTGATAAAGTAATTAAGTTCGATAAGGTTAAGGGATTTAGTAAAATGATGACTTGACCTTTTATGTTTATTGAATTATACTATTAGGAGGTAAACTATTGATTATGTCTGAAATTCCTGAAAAAACTAACAAAAAAAATTATATTGGATCTGGTCTTCCTGGTGGATGGGGTGAAGATCATATTCGTATCAATGATTACTCGGGTAATGATGGGTACAGTTTAACTGGAAATCCTAATTTTACCTCGGATGTAATTAATTTTGCAACAAATCCAACCCCTGCTGCGATGGAATTTGAAAAAAAATTCTCCGAATCGCAATCTTTTAATTTAAATTCTAATACTTTTACTCTTAAATCTGAACCTCAACTTGTGAATAATTCTAAAAATAATCTATGGAAGTACAGTGAAGACAAGACTCTGAAAGAGATTGAAGAATATCTTGTCAGCACTTATAAATCTCACTACACTTCCGAAACATCAAAAACCCAAACACTTGATTTGATTGAAAGTATTGGAGATGCAGAACCTTTTGTTCGTTCTAATGCTATTAAGTATCTTTCTCGTTTTGGTAAGAAAAATGGGAAATCCAAAATGGATATTCTGAAAGCAATTCACTATTGCATTCTTCTTTATCATTTTTCTGGTCTGCACAATGAAACTGCGAAATCAAACTATGAAACTTTCTGAATCTACCATTTCTATTTTAAAAAACTTTGCTTCTATCAATCAATCTATTCTTGTAAGAAAAGGAAATAAACTTCGTACAATTTCTGTGATGAAAAATATCCTTGCAGAAGCAGAAGTAGAAGAAACATTTCAGAAAGATTTTGCAATTTATGATTTGAATCAATTTCTTAACGGACTATCTCTTCACCAAGATCCCGAACTTGATTTTTCCAATGATACTCACGTTGTAATTCGTGAAGGAAAACGTCGGGTTAAGTATTTCTTTGCTGATCCAGAAGTGATTGTTTCCCCGCCAGAAAAAGAAATTTCTCTTCCTTCCAGGGATATTTGCTTTCAATTGGAACATTCACAGTTGGATAAACTTAAAAAGGCAGCAGCAGTTTATCAACTTAATGATCTTTCTGTAATTGGTGATGCTGGTGTAATTCGTTTAGTGGTTCGTGATAAGAAAAACGATACATCCAATGAATATTCAATTATTGTTGGTGAAACAGATCAAGAATTTGTTTATAACTTTAAAGTAGAAAATCTTAAAATCATTCCTACAAATTATGATGTTGTGATTTCATCTAAACTTTTGTCACAATTCACCAATGAACGGTATAATATCAATTATTATATTGCTCTTGAACCCTGATTGATTTTTATTTTATATTATGAATATTTTTGTGACTGATGAATGTCCTGTAATTTCTGCGGTTTCACTTCCTGACCGTCACGTAACAAAAATGAGTTTGGAAACTTGCCAAATGATTTCCGTCATCTACTCTAAATGGTACTATAATTGGGGAACTATTCCCAAAAAGGATGGAACCCCTTATAGTACTGAAAAAGGAGCATTCCGAAATCATCCTTGTACTGTGTGGGCAGCAGAGAACTATAAAAACCTTGCATGGTTAATTCGGCACGGT